AGAATCTCAAGTAAGACACCTAAGACTGCTGGAGAAATGTCAAGTGCTGAAAAAGCACGGTTTAAACGTGAAAAAACTAGCAGTAAGAAGATAACATACCAACATAGACGCAAAAAAACTAAAAAAAGGACTTAAAATGGCTAAATCTGCTGCTATGGCAAGATGTCAAGGATACATCGCTTCTGTTCGCAAAGGAAAGAAGAAAAAAACTACCAAAAAATCAACTAAAAAGAAAAAATAACTGTGAAAAACGCAGTTTCAAGGTAATATATTGTTATAAGTAAAATTTTCTTAGAATCATGGCATTTTTTCGTGGTGAAGAAGGCTCTGTTGCATTTGATAACGGAACTGGAACAGCAGGAGCTATAGCTTCTACAACAGCTTGGACACTTGACGTAACAAAAGATACTCTAGATGTAACTGCTCATGGCAAAACTTCAAGAGAATTTGTTGGTGGACTAATTTCTGGTTCTGGTACTGTTGATCTTATTTATACAGCAACATCTGGAGATGACACTGCTGAAATAATTAATGATGTATTAACTTCTGAAGATGCTGGTGATGCTTCATTTAATTTATTTTTAGATACAGGTGGTGCTAAAAAATTAAGTTTTAACGGAATTATTACAGGAACTACATATAGTTCAACTGTTGGAGATTTAAATACAGTATCAGTTAGTTTTATAACTAATGGTGCTATTACTTCTGCTGTCTAATGCCAAAAGGATCTTATTCGAGCAAACAACGTAGACTTGCTGCTGTTGCTCCACCACGGGATAAGATTACTGCTGCTGATCTTAAAAAACTACGTTCTAAGAAAAAAAAGAAAAAGAAGTGAAACTTACTCCTCGCCAAAAAACTTTATTGAGCAAACACTCTGAGCATCATAGTGCAAAGCACATGGAGTTTATGAAGAGGAGAATGAGAGCAGGAGATACTTTTACTCAAGCTCATAAAAAAGCACAAGCAAAGGTGGGCAAATGAGAAAGAAACGTAAACAAGTAAATTTAAGTGTAGGAAGAGGAGAAAAATCCAAAACAGGTGGTCTTACTGCAAAAGGTCGTGCGAAATACAACCGTGCTACAGGAAGTAATTTAAAAGCACCAGTTACAGGAAAAGTAAAACCTGGCAGCAAAGCAGCTAAAAGACGAGCATCTTTTTGTGCCAGAATGTCTGGGATGCCTGGACCAATGAAAAAACCTAATGGTGAACCTACTAGAAAAGCGTTAGCTTTAAAAAAATGGAGGTGTCGTAAATGACTTATGCTGTTCCTGGACCAATTAGAACCAATATTGTTTCATCTACTTCTGTAGGCGGTATTGATAGTCCTTTTACTAGAACTAGGGCAGTTTTAGATATGATGAAAGGATGGGAGATAATGAAAGCTGTTAGTGAGGGAACTGACTATTTAAGAACTAATAGTGAAGCATTTTTACCATTAGAGCCGAGAGAAGATTATGAAGCGTATCTTGCAAGAGTAAATAGAGCAGTATTTAGTCCTTTTACACAAAGATTAATAAGAGCAGCTACAGGTTTAGTTCTTCGTAAACCAATAGCACTTACGGGAGATCCTTATTGGACTGAAATGTTTAAGATGGATGTTGATGGCTGTAAATCAGATTTAGATGAATACGCAAGACGAATATTAATGTGTTCTCTTACTTATGGTCAAAGTCATATTCTTGTTGATTATCCAGCACCTTCAGGAGCAGTTAGTCTTGCAGAAGAAAGAGCACAAGATAGAAGACCATATTGGATTGAAGTCGATCCAACAAATCTATATGGCTGGAGACTAGATAGAGAGTCAAATTATGGAAACTTGATACAGGTAAGATTAGCTGAGAAAGCTGTATTGCCTGATGGACAGTTCGGAGAAAAGGTATTTGATCAAATCAGAGTAATAGAACCAGGTAGATATAGAGTTTTTCGTAAAAAAGAACAGATTGAAGAAATGTATGACGTTTCTGATAACAGCGTTACTGGTAGTTTTGAAGCAGGCTCAGCAGATAAAGACTATCGACAGGTAGAATCTGGTAGTTTTTCTCTTGGCGAAATACCTTTAGTTACAATTTATTCTGGCAAAACAGATAATTTAGTAAGTAAACCACCTTTACTTGATATTGCTTATCTAAATCTTGCACATTTTCAAAGACAAGCTGATTTAATACATAGTTTGCACGTTGCATCACAACCAATGCTTGTTATGGAAGGATATGACGATCAGACTAAAGACTTAGCTATCTCTGTTAATTATGCAATGGCAACTCAACCAGGTAACAAAGTTTATTATGTAGAACCAGCTTCTAGTGCTTTTGATGCTCAATCTGCTGAAATTAAAGAGTTGCAGATGCAGATGGCTACTCTTGGTATTAGTACTTTGAGTCAGCAAAAGTTTGTAGCTGAATCTGCTGACGCCCGAAGATTAGATCGTGTTGATACAAACTCTATGCTTGCAATGGTTTCTATGGAATTAGAACAAAAATTACAAAAAGCATTTAATTTATCTGCCGAATATGTAGGTATTGAACCTCCAGAAGTAAAAATTAGTAGAGATTTTGATATTGAAAGGCTAATTGGACAAGATATTACAGCTTTGACATCATTATTTGACCAGCAAGTAATAGATAGAGAAGAATTTAGAGATATTTTGGTGCAAGGAGAAGTGTTACCAACGGCAAATGAGGCCAAATCTCAATAATTTGTTAGAATGATAAACAAGTACACATATTTTTATGTCTAAATCCCTAGATAAAGTTTTACAATCTGACGGAACTTATAAATGGGAAGAAGTAGAACTTGTTCATTCAACTGCTGAACCTGAAGTTTGTCCTGCTCCCGAACCAAAAGTAACTAAGAAAAAAGTTGCTAAAAAGAAAACTACTAATCCACTTTCTGAATAATTAATGGCAATCGAAGAAAAAGTCATTCAGCCTGAGTCTGTGACCAACGCTGAACAGCCCGTGGCTGAAACTACTTCACAACCAACTCAACCACAAGCACCTAATCTTGATGCAGTAAAAGCAGAATATGAAGCAAAATTAGCTGCTGCCCGTAAAGAAGCTGCTGATGCAGAAGAAAAATTCAAAGGCATTAAGGGTAAATTAGATGATGTCTATAAACAAAAAGAAGAAAAACGAACCAAAGATTTAGAAGAGCAGGGTCAATGGAAAACTCTTTGGGAGGAAGCTAATAAAACAGCACAAGAAAAAGATCAACAAATCTCTAACTTGTCTCAACAGCTTGAAGAGATGAAAAACTCTCACGAAGTAGCTTCTACAAAAACAACAGCACTTGCAGCTATCAGTAATCTTGGTGCGATAAATGCAGAACAGACTTTGGCATTGTTACAAGGAAAGTTACAAAAAAACGCTGAAGGAAAAGTTGTTGTTCTTAATGGTGGAGTTGAGCAAGATTTAAATACCTATCTCAGTAGTCTCAAAAACCCTGGTAGTGGTTGGGAACATCATTTCAAGCCTAGTTCTGCTGCTGGAATGGGTGCAAAACCAAGTCCTGTAGCAAATGCTGGTGGAGGTCAGGTAAACCCCTGGAAAACGGGCAACCTAACTCAACAAATGCTACTATTAGAGCAAGATCCACAGCTTGCAGCAGTGCTCAAGCAAGAGGCTCAAAAATAGTTAGTTTCTGTGAAACTAATCCCCTTGTCCGTGACTAGGGTATCGCAAAAGTA